GAGGCACTGTATCAAATCTATGCCTTGGGTGAGAAAGCCATCAGCAAGAGTAACATCTACAGCAATTGGTCATTCATACCCCATCGGCCTGCTAGGTTTGTGAACTACGTCTATGGGTTAGACTTTGGATACAATCACCCCACTGCACTCATGCGAGTCTATTGGTGTGACAATGACATCTACATTGAGCCTGTGATATATGAGAGCTACCTCACTACTCCCATGCTCATAGACAAGATGCAAAGCTTCAACGTTGAAAAGACTGTGACCATCGTAGCTGACTATGCACGCCCCGAGATTATAGCAGAGCTTAACAATGCAGGGTACGATGTGCAGAATGCTAACAAGGTAGTTAAGAAAGGGATAGATAACATCAAGACATTTGGAGTCTTTTGCCAGGATGATAAGGCCATCAAGAAAGAGTATGAGAATTACAAGTGGAAGAAAGTAGGTGACATGATCACTGACGAGCCGGTCAAGATGTGGGATGATGCCATGGATGCAATCAGGTATGCGACTACTCACATCCGACAGGAGTACTACACGGATGATTCATACTATGCTTTTTAGAAACAAATTAACTGACTAGAATAATATAGGTATGGCAATGTTCTCTATAGCTGTACCGCAGACATTAACACCTGCGTACAACCCGATAAAGTATTTCTATGCAAGCACTAACTCTGGCTTTGCAGGTTTCAAATATATCTTTGACATCTATGAGAGTGGCACAGCTAACAAGATAGCAGAGTACAGGGTACTACCTAATGCGAGTACATTCTACGGTGAGATTGACCTAAGCAAGCTCTTGCAATCCAAGGTAAGCTTTGACCTATTCCCTACCAACACCACGGTGTATGATGCACCAAACAGCTACTACAAGTATGATGTCAAGGTTGGGGAAGAGTACCTAACAGTGGTGCAGTACACAGCATCCCTAACCAACAACGGAGGGAACGTACAGATAAACGTGTCTAACAGCTTTGTAGCAGGTGACCAAATAGTCATAGCTCAAGCAGATGGTGGACTAGCTAACCCTAACCTTGAGGGACTCTTCACTGTGCTATCTGTGGGGGTAGGTTTCTTAGTGGTAAACAGTGCATGGTCATTGGTAACCAATGCAGCCATCAATGGGGATATCACCTATGCCGATGGGAGGAGAACAGTGACAAGAGACATCATAACTAAGCTAAACAACTATGTGTTTAACGGAGCTATTCCTTGGATACAATGGCCATCATGGGATGAGAATGACTACTACCTAACAGGCCCATCAAATGAGTTCCTTACATCCATCCCTGTTAATGAGTTTTACGCTACCCTATCACAGGACTTGTGGATGAATGCAGTGTATGGCTCTATGCCTGGAGGTACTCACAAGATTATTTTCAGTAATCCCGGGGGAGACATATTTGAAAAGAGTGTGACTGCCTCTGACTACCTAACAGGGAACGCTGTAGGTCCTAACAACCTAGGCACCTTGACTGTGATATCAGGTACACTGCCATTGATTAAGCCTACCACTGAATACTACCAATACTACTATGAGCATGCAGGCAATCAAGTTAGCCAGGTATATACAGTTAACATAGATCGTAGAGTTCAGGACAAAGAGTACAGCATTATATTCCTTGACCGCTTAGGCTCATGGGGTAGCTTTGCATTCACAGGTAGGTACTATGAAAGAGGCAACGTAACAAGGGAGCAGTACAATCAAGATGTGGCAGGATACATTGACTCAAGTGAGTGGACCTATGACCTCACAGATAGAGGCTACATCAACAGCTATGTGAGTGTAGATAACACCATCGACCTCAATACCAATTGGATGAATGAAGAGATGGCTGAGTACTTCACTGAGCTTGTGAGTTCACCATACACCTACTTCAAGATAAGCAACTACGATGAGAGCTGTGACATCCCTGAGAGTACTCAGTATGTGAGCTGTAACATTGTGACCTCAACCTACGAGAAATTCAAGCAGAGGAATAAGAACTTGATTAAGCAAAGCATTACAATTAAGCTAGCCAATAACGATATAGTCAATGGTTAAGATACAACTAGCAACGGGATACCTTGAGGTAAAGGAGGGTACATCATTCCCTTTGAACTTTCAGGTAGGGGACATCCGAGACATCTCTTCAAGGAAAGGTAACTTTTCTAAGACCATTACATTGGTAGGTAGTAAGAACAACAATGACCTGCTTAACCACTACTATGATGTGAACATTGTAGCCGGTACCTTTGACATCAATGCAGTGACTACCTGTTCAGTTATTCAGGATGGGATCCCCGTCATGGAGGATGCAAGCCTACAGCTCACAGCAGTTAAAAAGGTACAGGTTACCGATGCCTATGAAGAGCATGTTGAGTATGAGGTATTGGTCAAGGAAAGCAAAGCAGATTTCTTTACAGCCATCAACAACCTTGAGTTGACTGACATAGACTTCAGTGACCTCAACCATACATACGATGCATTCAATGTAGTGAACAGGTTTACCAATACGGTGGTGGATGGCTTCAAGTACTTCCTCCCAGGTAGTGGGGATGTGTTCTACACCACTCAAGAGTTCAAGCCTGCCATCTTTGCTAAGACTTATTTTGATAGGATATTCCAAGACTCAGGCTTCCAATACAATTGGCCTACTCTAAGTGCTACTAAGTTTGACAAGCTAGTCATTCCATACAACGGAGGGATAGATAACTTTGATTATTTAGACTATGTGGTCAAGGCTGAGAAGACTACACCTAGCACAGTGACCTCACCTATTTCGATAGTACAACAAACTCCATTCTATACCTTTGATAACCTTACAGAGATAGAAGATTTACAGGGTATCTTTGACCCTATCACAGGGATCTACACTACACCATTCAACATCAGCTCTGCCAATGCACAGTACTATGAGTTTAATGTGGTAGTAAGCTATAGCCTTGACCTCATCAATACAGGCACTGTTCCTGCAACAGTATCATCCCCCCCAACATACGTAGTAAGATATCGGAACACATATAACAACTTTATTGTGCAGGGACCTGCTCATGTGGGGCCAGCATCCGTACCTGTAGGTACTACTACATTTGCAACTGATACGGTAGCTTTCACCCAACAGTTGAGTGACCCTAACATACTGAATCAGCTCACTAACGTACAGATGCAGATACAGGCTTCACAAAATTTAGTGACTACATTCTACACACCCAATGTACAGCTAGCACTCAACATCTTATCAGCTAAGATAACCATTACTCCTAGCAGTAACATTGTGGCCATTGGTGGTACCATTGATGTCAATGACTATGTGCCTAAGAAGATTAAGCAGAATGAATTTGTTAAGGCTATATTCAACATGTTCAACCTGTACGCTGAGGTGGACAAGTCACAGCCTAACCTACTCAACCTCATCCACAGGGATGATTACTACGATGCAGGTAAAGAGGTAGATTGGACCTTGAAGCTTGCCAAGGATAGAGAGCAGTCACTATCTTTTCTGCCTGAGCTCACAAGCAAGAAAGTAATACTCACATACAAGGCAGATAAGGATGGAGCCAATACCATCTACACGAATGCTACCAATCAAATATACGGGCAGGCAGAAGTTATCTTTGACAATGAGTATGTCAAGGATGTAACTACTAAGGATGTTCTGTTTAGCCCTACACCAATCATTGATACAGTCTTTGGTGCATACGTTCCAATGCTAGCAGGTGCACAGCCTGATACTAACATCCGTATCCTGTATGACTCAACAGCGGAGGTAGGACTAACCACATGCCAAGGGTTTAATATCTTTGACTATGGTACAACAGGTATGACCAACGTCACAAGCTACCCGTATGTAGGTCACTTTGACGATCCACTTAATCCTACATGGGATTTGAACTATGCTACTTGTGCATACTACTATTACATGCCAAGTACCTTAACGCAGAACAATCTGTATAACAGGTATTGGAGGCGGACCATGGGGCAGATTAACAACGGTAAGATGTTGACTGCTTTCTTTAATCTAAAAGAGTCTGACATCCAACCATTGGAGCTGAATGACAAGATTAGGATTGATAACTCATGGTGGAACATTAACCGAGTGATTGACTACAATGCCAATGGCAATCAGCTCACACAGGTAGAACTTATCAGCATTGACACTGAGGTTAAGTTTATGCCCTTTGCTCTTGGCTCCCCATCCCCAGGTGTAGGTACAGGTAGTGTAGGTCCTATCACTCAAGTGGCCAATGATACTATCATTAAGACTATCACTGCCAATAACAACATCATACCTAACAGCACCTCGGGATTAGTCACAGGGAAAGGTAACAATGTTAACCCGGGGCTTAAGGTAGTAGTAGTTGCAGATAATGCAACAGTTGAGGAGGATGGTATCTACACTGATAACTTGACCGTCTATGGTAAGGTGAACGGCATACCTGTTGACCCTCCATACTACAGGTACACAGCATTGCTTAATCAAACAGGCACAGCAGACCCAACAGCAGATATCAAAGAGTCTAGCTTTGGGGATATAGTATGGACTCGAGTAGGACCAGGTGATTACATAGGCACTATACAAAATTGGGACTTAGGCACTATTCTACCGAGTGAGATAGTAGTGATTGTGAGTAACACTATTTTTGATTGCCTAATCTCAGGACTATATCAAATCACAAACAATACAATAGTTATTAACACAACTCAAATAGGGGTAGGATTTGCAGATAACTTGCTATTTTACACACCTATTGAAATAAGATATTACAAGCCATAAGATGAATGAAGTAGAAATACCTTTAAAGCTCGGTGGCATTGCCGCCATCAAGGCAGAATTAAAATCATTAAAGGGTGCTATTGCTGAGGCAACTGACCCTGAGGATATTGCCAGGTTATCACAGCGAGCAGGGGAACTTAAGGACCAACTAGCAGATGCCAATGAGGCAGTCAATACCTTTGCTACAGGATCCAAGTTTGAGCAGGTGAGCAATGGGTTAGGTGGTATCAAAGATAGTTTGATGAGCCTTGACTTTGATGAGGCTGCACAAAAGTCTAAGGTGTTTGCTAAGAGTTTAGGTAGCATTGACCCTAAAGCAATTGGTGGTGCATTCAAATCATTAGGCTCTGTTATCATGACTATTGGTGGGGCATTCGTTTCATTAGGTGCAACCATTCTAGCTAACCCAATCTTTCTATTGGTGGCTGTGATTGTGGCTATTGTTGCAGCTATAGTTATATTTCTCCACAAGATAGGGGTGCTACAAAAAGTACTTGACTTTTTAATGATACCTGTCAATGCATTGATTGAGGGGCTCAAAGCATTAGGTGATTACCTAGGTTTGACTAGCTTCGCTGCAGATGAGAATGCTGAGAAGATGGCTAAGGCCAATGAGAAAACATCCGAGAGTTCTAAGAAACGGGCTGAAACAATATCTGAAAGCTACGATCAAGAGATTGCCATGGCTAAGATTGCAGGCAAGGATACCACACAGCTTGAGCTTGACAAGTCAAGAGCACTGGAAAAAGAGTCTATCAAGAGAAAGGCTGCAGCTAAGAAAGCACTTGAAGCAATGAGGCACCAAGAGGGTGAAGAGGCAACTAAGAAACGAGCTGAGTTAAGAAAGCAGATAGAGGAAGAGAATAAAATCATTCGAGGTGGTGTCAATGAACGCAAGAGAATTAAGGCTCAGGAGTTAGCGGAAGAGAAAGAGAAAGAAAAGAAAGCAGGAGAGGAGGCAGCAGCTGCAGCAGAAAAGGCTAGGGAGAGAGCTAAGCAGAATGCTAAGAATAGACTTGACAATGCAAGGACTCTAAGAGACTTTGAACTATCACAGATTAAGGATGCCAATGAAAGAGAGGTAGCCATTGTAAATGAGAAGTATGCCAGGTTAATGAATGACCTTAAGAATGATGCTAACAAAACAGCAGAAGAGAAAGCTAAGTTCAATGCGATGTATCTAACTCAACAGCAACAGGAACTTGATAAACTTGCAGCAGATAAGGCTAAGACCGAGGCAGACAACTTAAAGAAAGGCAATGACATCATAGCTGAGTTACAACTTCAACTAATGGAGGAGGGAACGGAGAAAGAGCTAGCCATGACTAAGGCAAAGTATGACAAGTTACGGGCTCAGACCTTGGCAGATACCACACTAACCGAAGAGCAAAAGAAAACATTAACTCAACTATACAACGATCAAGAGGCGGCAGAAAATCAGAAGCGTGCAGATGCTAAGTTAAAGCAACAGGAAACTCTTGCTAAGACTTTGGCAGATGCTGCACTTACTGAGGATCAAAAGAAACTGCAGGCTCTTAAGGAAAAGTATGATGCAGAGTTATTACTAGCAGAGGGCAATGAAAAACTTAAGGCGGCACTTAAGGCTAAGTATGAAACCGATGAAACCAAAATAGTAGAGGATGCAGCCAAGGATAAAATTGAAGCAGCACAAAAAGAAAGGGATGCAAGGCTACAACTTGCTGCAGATATTGCTAATGGTATTCAAACCGTAGGTGCTGCATTCATCAAGGACCAAAAGAAACTTGAGAAATTTAACAAGGGAATGGCATTGGTGCAGATAGGTATTGATACAGGTAAAGCTATCTCATCCCTCGTTGCTGCATCAAATGCTAACTCATTGAATGGTGTAACTGCAGGTGCTGCAGGGGTGGCTCAGTTTGCTACCGGTATCATACAGATTGCTACCAACATTGCTAAGGCAAAGCAGATACTTACTTCAGGTGGAACTCCTACCTCAGGTGGTGGTGGTGGTGGTAGTACAGGTGGTGGTGGTGAAAGTGCCAACGTAGCACAGCAAGTACCTCAAGCGGCTCAGCTATTTGGCTCAGCTAACACAGGTAATGTAATGAGTGCAGGAGGTTCTAATAATGAAAGCTCGATGACCGTAACCGCAGTAGTGTCTGAGACTCAGATAACGAATGTACAAAACAAGATAACTAAGATAAACAAAAACGCTGAACTATAATGAACTCACTACAAGCAATCATTAATCACATCGAGCTGTTCTATAATAACCATTTACAGGTTAAGAAAGTAGGCAGTGATTTCAAAGAACAGCTATACAACTTTGCTACCAAAGATGAGAAATATCCTATTGTGTTTGTGGTCCCTGTTAGTGTTATTCCTACCGAGAACACATCCGAGTTTAACTTTGACATCTACTGCTTTGACATCATTCAAAAAGATAGGGCTAACATCATTACTATCTTGAGTGATACACAACAGATACTCAATGACCTCTATGTGTACTACATGGATAGCACTGACTATGCCTTTGATGTAGTGGGTGTGCCATCATTCCAGGCATTGAACAATGATCTACTTGACTACGCTGCAGGATATGTCATGAACATTACACTAACCGTGAATGATTGGACTGATTGTGCGGTACCACTCTAAACATTTTGGAGGCTTAAAGTAATATAGGTATGAGTGCACCGAATTGGTGGGGTGATTGGAGACCAACCCTCACACCTCACACAGGAGACCTACAGCCAACTGACTTACTAGAATGTACCATGATAGTGGGTGGCTTGCCTGTGAACACAGTTATCACCGGTCAACAAATCATTGATGGTGCAGGTGGTGGTGGTGGCGCAGTAGGTTACTATGCACAATACCAGGATGATATTACTCAGCCATTAGGTGCAGTGAATGTAGGGCAACCTGCTAAGTTCAGGACCATGGACTTTAGCAATGGGGTAACTGTAGTGAGTGACACTCAAATAACTATAGCTAATACAGGGATATATAATCTGCAGTTTTCATTTCAGTTTCAAAACATAGATAGCCAAGAGCATGATGTTACTATATGGCTTAGAAAGAATGGTGCAGATGTAGCAGGTAGTGCAGGCTTTGTAGCTGTGGTATCTTCACATGGTGGCACACCTGGTCATTGTATTCCATCATGGAACTATCTGCTTGATGCAGTGGGTGGTGACTACTACGAGCTGTATTGGAGTGCTACGAGCTTGGATGTTACCATGAAGTTCTATCCTGCAGGTACTCCTCCACCATCAACAGCATCCGCTATCTTTACCGTAACACAGCAAGCAGGTATCATAGCAGGTACAGGCATGACTGCATTGAATGGGTTGAGTGCAGATGTTCAGACCATTAGCACAGGCACAACAGGTACTGACTTCAACGTGGTATCTAGTGGTAGCAATCATGAGTTTAATCTACCTACAGCATCCGCTACAAATAGGGGTGCATTAAGCAGTGCTAATTGGAGTACATTCAACGCTAAGCAGGATGCATTAGTTAGTGGCACCAACATCAAGACAGTGAACAACAACTCATTGCTAGGCAGTGGGAATTTAACCATCGGCCCTAGGCTACTTGGATATAGTGGTATATTAGGTACTGCCACTACAGGTACTACCATAAGTATATGTCATTCATTACTGATCCCTGCCAATACATTAAACAGCAACAACATCCTGCAGGTAGTATTTAGGATGTACAGGCAATCAGGCAATGTAGGGCAGATGTATGGACGTATCTACTTCAACACTACCAACAGCTTAACAGGTGCCACATTAATTAGTGGTATATTTACTATCAATGCTGGGCAGTTCATACTTTACTGCGAGCGTAACTATAGCTATGATGGTACAAGTCTTAGAACAACAGGAGGAAATACAATTGAATATAATGCAGGTGCCACTATACAAACCACTGCATTCAATAGAACAGTTAATCAATATATCTTATTTACTATGCAATGTCAAAACATTGCCGATGTAGCTAACATAGATATGTATAAAGTATTTGCGTATGTTTAATCACAATGGAATAGAGTACACAATCACAGGACCTATTGAGGTTATCAGTGATACACAGCTCCACGTAGAAACGGACAAGGGTATCATTTTAGTAGATGATACAATGGATATATATAAAGAATTAATCAATGGCTAGATACGCAAACACAGGGGAATTCAATGTGCTATATCCTACACGTAGGAGAATGGCTAACATCCTCAAGAGAATTTTAAGAAATGATATTGTAGATGGTGAGGGTACACTTGTTGAAAGTATCCGTATCAATGCCAAGATAACAGGCTTCCAAAAACTTGAGATACAAATAGTGGCCATGTATTACTTTATATTCCTGAACAATGGTGCGTTTCTTTGGAATGGTGGAGTAATTACACCAAGAGAATATGTTGCACAATTTACGGAAGAGCTAAACGCTGCAGGTATCACTGCTGAGATTTATCGGCAGTATACTGAATGGTTAACTAAAAAGTACCCATTGGTGCAAGCAGTTGAGGTACTTGAAAAACAGCAAAAGATTGTATACACATTTGAAGCGGTTGACCCTCCTGCAGGATTTACACCTGGCTTCCCATTAGATGTCTAACTCTTTCTTCATTGAAAGAACATTAAACACATAGATGAGTGGTAGGGCACCAACCTTATCACTCTTTGTAATGTCCCCATTGGTCAACCCGTAGATGGTTTGCTCCCATGACCACTTAGCTTGAGCTTGTTCTTTCTCTATTTCTTTGACCTCTTCAGGGTCCATCTCCCTGCGTTCCTCTTCACTAAGGTCCTCATCTAGGTCACCACTAAATAGGTTCTCATACTTTTTAAGAAAGTCCTCCCTGTACTTCATGAACTCATGCACAATACCATACACATCTGTGATTGGTAGGTCATGAAAATTCTCTGCTCTAATGTTACAGTCAAACTCATAAGGCTCAAGGACCTCATCCCCCCATTCATTCACCTTGCTGTTCCGGTAGCAGATAGCACATACCTTGTCAAGATTGGTTATGTAGTTATCACTAAAGAAATAGTCTAGGTCAATGTACTCATACAGGGTGAGCTTGTTGAATGGTTTGAACTTCATCCCAAGCAGTTCATGCTTATATCTCTTGGATGGCTCGGAGGTACACCACTTGGCCTCTGCTACAAGTTCTGCCAACTCATCCACATCCATATCTTCAATGACATCAATGGGCTCATCTGATAAAATAGAAAGAGCCTCACTGTTATAATGGTAGGCTCCCTGTTCTCTATCTATCCCACTAAATTCAATGAACTGCTCAAGCGTTACTTGGCTCCAATTCTGCGGTAGCTTGATCATTGGCTTGCTGTCCTATTTTTTGTGCGATGAACATAACATAAGGAATGGATATAGCTGCATTCAGTTTTCTAATGAGTTTTGCTTTCTGCTTGATGTGTGCATCTGTGTAGTGTTCAGTTGGTGTAAGGTCCTCCCGTTTGAACATGACTGCTAACATTTCAGAGATATATCCTTTCTCTTTTTTCAGTGTTATTTTTTCAATCAATTTTGTATCCCGTACAGTTAACTTCATTTGTGCCTTGTACACATAGCCATCAATCTCAAGCTCTTCTACTGTTGGGTACTCTTTGCGTTCTGCAGAGTTAAATTCTTTGACCATCCCCACAAAATCAGCCACATCATAGTCCCAAAACTCAGACTCAGGTATTCCAAGGTAGGCAAAGACTTGTAGGTGCTTATCAATGGGGTCAAGTTCCTGATTGTTATTGATATCAGTAATGGCTTCAAACTGCTCAATGGTGAGCTCTTCTAGTTGGTTGGGGATTTCCCTGTTTAAGATAGTTATCATGTTTTAATTTTTGAACAAATATAGGATTTTTTTAATATAGGTAGATGGCAAAAAAGAATATCCCTACCTATCAAATCACTATTGACCCTGCCTATGCAGAAAATGGTGAGGACCTTGGCATTGAGCAGATAGCATTCACAGCTACACCTGCAATCAAAGTTAAGGGGATGGCATTCAGTTCTCAAGCTAAGCCTTTATTCTTTTCGGATGAGTTAAAATACCGTATCACTGCACCTGCTTTGATACCTATGGAGATATACCGCTTTGATGAAGATAGCAAAGAGGAGTACAATGTCAAGTTTACTAAGGAAGAGATTGAGCTAATCCATGGCAAATTCATGAAGCAGATGGTTAATCGTGATCTATTCAACCTAGAGCATGACCAATCTAAGACTGTACCTGCCTATGTCCTTGAGGCTTGGATAGTGGACACACCACTTGAGGACAAAGCCTATTCATCATTTGGTATTGAAGTGCCTGAGGGTACTCTTATGGTTACTGCCCAGGTAACAGATAAGGAATACTATGCAGAACTAGTTAGCCAAGAGCAGATTGGTTTCAGCATAGAGGGATACCTTGGGATGAAGCTAAAAGAGCAAACAAAAACAAATATACAAATGAACAAATTACCTGATGGAGAGCATCTAATCGAGGGTAAAATCTATGTCGTAGTTGACGGAGAGATTACTGAGATACGTGATGCTGAAGTAGTGGAGGCCTCTGAAGAGGTAGCCCTAGAAGATACTGTCGTTGAAGAGACAGTAACAGCAGAAATTCCTGCAGAGGAAGAAACCATGGCAGTTGACCCTGTAGTTGATGCAGAGGCAATCCTTGCTATTGTTAAGCCTGTGCTTGATGAGCAAATGAATGCTTTACTTGCTATGATAGCTGACCTTAAAAACCAATTGGAAGAGGCACTATCTATGGAAGTAGAGGATGAGGTGGTGAGTGAGGCTGTGGCCATGAGTGCACAGCAACGTTTTTCTATTGTAAACAAATTTATAAACAAATAAAACCATGCGTAAATTAAAATTCGACTTACAAGTTGACCCAACTGCTTTATTAGCAGCTAACCCAGAGGCATTCTATTCTCAAGCTTACTTGAGCGAAGACACTGCTGACAATTACCGTTCTTTACCAGGTGTAAAGTACAAAACTAAATTAGCAACTGTTACTTTTGGTAACATCTTACAACCATCTACCTGTGCATTTACTGCACCTAGTGATGATTTGAATGCTAAAGAAATTGACGTTTGTGCTCTTTCTGCAATGGCTCAGATTTGTCAGTTTGACCTTGAGCAATCTTTCTTATCTCTTCAAATGAGCCAAGGATCTAACGGAGATTTCTCTGTTGCATCTTTCATGTCTTTCTATTGGGGTGAGATGGCTAACAAAATCAATGGTAACATCGAGTCACTTCGTTGGCAAGGTGACACAACTTCAGTAGACCCTTTACTTTCATTGTGTGATGGTTACGAAGTTAAATTGACTGCAGGTTTAACTGACCCTAACGATACAGTTATCAATGGTGGTACAGGTACAATTGCTAACTTTAATACATTACGTACTAAGTTAGAGGCTGCTTTTGCTTTACTTCCTGCAACTATTGCAACACGTACAGCTGATTTAAGATTGTACATGCCTACTCAATTGGTTAACATCTACCGTTTAGGAGTAGCTGCAGGTAACACTCAAGCGTTCATCACTCAAGATTTGAACTTAACTTTCTTAGGTGTTAAGATTGTAGTTTGTCCAGGTATGTCTAACAACACTTTTGTTTGGACATTGAAAGACAACTTAATCTATGCATTCGATGCTGAGGGAGATAGCTCTGACCTACGTGCAGTGAACTTAGCTGATACTGTAGCTGAGCCTTACATCCGTACTCGTGCTAACATGAAAGTTGGTTTCGAATATGTGAACGGTAAAGATATCGTTTATTACTCTTAATAAATAACCATGAGCCCTCTACCAAGGGGGCTCTTTAATACTTATAACCATGGCTTGTATAGCATTAGAAGATATAGTAAAATCATGCGATAACAATAGTGGAGGTATTTATGGAATTTGGATTAACCAACAAGATGAGATACTTTCAATAACTCCTACAGACCCGTCAACTGTGACAGGTGCTAACCAGTGGGCTATTACAGGTATCACTCTTCAGGCTGTTCCTGTTACTTTCAAAAACTTCTACATTCGCAGAAACACATCAAACTACACAGAGGAATCAACCATTGACTTAGTGAATGGTAGCTCTTTTGTAACTCAAACAATCAACCTAGTATTTCATAGACGTGAGGCTGATAAGTCTCGTGCTATCAAAATCCTAGGCTCAGGACAGCAATACCTTACAGCCATCATCCTTGATGCGAATGGTAAGTATTGGTACTTCCCTTACTTGCAGGTATCTGCTACAGGTGAGGGCTCCGGAGTATCCCGTGCAGATGGTAGTAAATATTCCGTTACTCTAGTTGCGGAGAATGAGTACCTTGCATACGAGGTACAAATGAACGCTGCTGCACTTGCTGCAATCGGTGTATCTTAAAATCCTGCCTCTCTATATTGAAGCCCTGCCACATGGTGGGGCTTTTTTTATGAACATTGGACAAACCTAAATTAATATAGGTGTGATATACTTAGATCAAGGTGTTATTAATCAGTTTGTATTGACTCTATCGGAGGTCACTACGGTTAGTACACCGCACTACTTATTTGTGTTCACCAATGAAATGAATACCACAAGCACACCACAGCTCTTCACATCCGCTGATACGAGTGCTTACCCTGAAAGATATAACCTGTTTACTCTTGATGAGCCAACGGATATTACACTATTAAAGGGTCAGTACACTTACCAGGTATATGAAAGCTCTACTCCATTCGTTTTACCTTTGACAATCAATCAAACTACAGGAGTAGTTATTGAAGAGGGTAGGCTTGTAGTGAGTGGTCCTGCAGGTACATCAATATATGACTAACTATGGCTTGGTACGAAAGACTATTTAACAGCAAACCAAAAGGCCCCGAAATGGTGGAGGGCTATCAATCATTTAGCACCCCATTCCTACCGGTGGGAAGAGGTAACTTGACACTGCCATACATCAATGGCAGATATGTGCAGGAGTCATGGGTGCGTTTTGGTGAGGGCAATCTTTATCCTGAGATGCTTAATCAAATGTACTACAGCTCGCCCCTACATGGTGCAATTGTGGACTTTAAGACCAACGCTGTGATTGGTGGAGGGTTTAACCTTACCACTGACAAGCTCACACCACAGGAAAAACTTGAGATGTTTAGCTTTGAGAAAAAAGCTAACTTAAAGCACACCGTTAAGGCTGTGACTAAGCAGTTAATCATTCACAATAGAGTATATTTTAAGCTATTTTTTGGTGAGAAACGCAAGCTAATCAAGATTGAGAATGTAAGCCCTGAGAAAGTAAGGGTATCACCATGTAAAAGACTATACTATTTATCAGATGATTGGAGTACCAGGATAGATACTGAGGTTATTAAGCCTTACCACATCACCTGTACAGATGAAATTCAGCTATATTGCTACGAAGTTAAGTCAGTAGGACAGGACTACTATCCACTACCTACCTATACAAGTGCGTTAAACTTTGCTTTTTTGAGTGGTGAGTTATCTTACTTCGCTAAAAGCAACATACAAAACAGTGTGTTCCCATCATTTGCTATGATGTTCCCGAAAAGACCACAATCGGAAGAGGAAAAACACATGATCAAGGAAACTATTGACAGGTTGAAAGGTGCAGCCAATGCAGGTAAAGCTGTGGCATTCTTTGCTAACAGTGCGGACCAACTACCTAAGATTGAAAGCCTACCTACTAATGCCAATGATAAGCTATTTCATGAGGCATCTGCACTGAACACTGAGCAGATTTGTTTCTCACATACCATTGACCCTATCTTGATGGGTATTCGTACCACAGGGAGCTTGGGTAATGGCAGTGATATCAAGCAGGCCTATGTGATATTTGAAAAGAATGTAGTGATGGAGTTACGTCAACAGGTGGTGACTATCTTCCAAGAGATATTGACCATTGCACGCATCCCTGCTGAGTTCACTATCAATAACTTTCAAATCATTGGAGATGCTATTGTTGAGGTAGATGAGGAAACTGCAAAAGTTAAGGATTCATTGAATAACTTAAGCGATGCACTGCTAGGTAAAGTACTTGAAAAAATGACTACCAATGAGATACGAGCTCTAGCCTCTTTACCTCCAATTGATGAACCTACTAACCCTGCTCAGTAATGTTATATTTTATCACTGAAAACTACCTAAAAACAAACACACCCATCACAGCCAATGTGGATGTGACGGATGTAACCCCATACATAGCAACACAAGCGGCATTAAGGATACAGCCTATCCTAGGCACTACGTTCTACAACTATCTACTGAATGCATACAATACGCAGACCTTAACACAGGATGAGGTTGATCTTGTTGAGTTCATTCAACCGGTCATTGCATGGAGGTCTGCAGAAGATGCTGTATTTGGGTTGACATATCAGTTAAAAAACAAAGGTCTTCAGACTCAGAATGGTGACTACTCTGCTAGCGTATCCCGTAGTGAGGTAGCATTTGGCATGGAACACTATGCACAGAAAGCTAGTTTCTTTGAACAACGTCTTATTAGATGGCTCCTAGCTAACCGTAACCTGTTCCCTATATTTATCGGTAGCACCAACATGGACACGGACCTTAGACCAATGTTCAATCACTGCTCTTGCATCAATCAATATCAAACTACCTGCACAGGTATGTGTGGTAACTTCCTTGAAAACGGATACAATAACAGCATCTTGATATTGTAATGAACTCACAGCTCACCATACTACTTGCTACAATGAAAGCCAATTGGTTTAAGTTGTTAGCTGTTGTCAGTACATTCTTAATGCCAATATCAGGACTGTTGTTCCTTGTTGGGTTTGTGATTGTACTTGATACCATTACAGGAGTATGGAAGAGCATCAAACACAAGGTGCCAATCACAAGCAGAGGGTTGAGTGCTATCATTAGTAAGATGTTGCTGTATGAAGTAACCGTGATTATGTTCTACATGATAGACCAATTCATACTAAATAAAATTATTCTACAGTTTTTCTCAGTTGAGCTCATGCTTACCAAAGTGCTATCTCTTATCCTGGTATCAATCGAGGTCATGAGCATAAACGAAAACTACAAAGCAGTCAAAGGATTGGACTTGTGGCAGGCAATGAAGAACCTATTTGCTAGAGCCAAGGATATTAAAAAAGAAGTTGATGAAATTAGACACAACGAAGATATTACAGGAACGCCTATCTAATGCTCAGTACTTCCATGAAGAGTCTGATAAAAAACAAATCTATTTACACCACACTGCAGGCAATGGGAACCCTGTAGATGTATCACGTTGGTGGAATAGTAACGGAGATAGGATAGCTACCGCATTTGTAGTGGGTGAGAAAGGATCTATTGTTCAATGCTTTTCATCTAGGCACTGGGCCTACCATCTAGGCATAGATAGTCAAGACTTTTCAGCTCATGGCCTCAAGTATCAAAACCTAAACAAGCTATCGGTAGGTATTGAGATATGCAATTGGGGTCCATTAAAGCTCAAGGATGGCAAGTACTACAATTATGTCAAGGGAGTGGTGGACCCGTCAATGGTAACTACATTAGATACACCATACAAGGGTAACAAGTATTGGTACAAATATACGGATGAGCAGATTGAAAGCACTCGTCAATTGGTGGAATATTTATGTGATACCTATGACATTCCTAAGACTTACCGAGCTGAGATATTTGCAATTGATAAAGAGGCATTCAAAGGTACTGCAGGGATCTACACACACAATTCAGTACGTAAAGACAAGGCGGATATTTACCCATGCCCTAGAATGATTAAGATGTTACAAAGCCTATAGCACATGAGACTTTCAATAATTATTTTGTCGCTAATTTCTACTATATTTGCGACATCCTGTTCAGCTCCTAAGCGAGCACAATGGCACTATAAGAAAGCATTAAAGAATGGATTGCAAGTAGTCCAGGATAGTGACACCATCCGCATAGCTACCATTGACAGCATCCCTGTTATTAAGAATGATACCATTGTATGGGAGAAGTATATCGCATATCGAGATACGGTAATAAAATACAACAACATATATGTGCCAAAGACTAGATGGCAAACTCGCATTGAGTATAAGGAACGGGTCAAAACCTTAAAGATTAAAGGTGAGACACAATGGAAAACAGCTAAGGCTAAACAGGTAGTCAAGTACAAAATACTATGGTGGCCTGTTATTGTTTCGTTTATTCTAGGTATATTGCTCCGTTTTTTAATTCAAAAGGGGCTACTTGACAGGATTGCCCTGCTGTTTAAGCTATGAGAAAACGACTATTTTATGACATTGAGACCTCTTTCAATGTCGGGGTGTTCTGGAGAACAGGATACAACCTAACCATTAACCCGGGTGATATCATTCATGAACGGGCCATTATTTGTATATGCTATAAATGGGAGGGTGAAGATGAAATTCACAGCCTAACATGGAGCAAAAATCAGAGTGATAAGAAAATGATTGAGCAGTTTGTCAAGGTACTCAATGAAGCGGATGAGATTGTGGCTCACAATGGTGATAGGTTTGACCTCAAATGGATACGTACAAGAGCTTTATTTCATGGTATCAATGTTATGCCATCCCCAAAGACCTTAGACACGCTTAAATGGGCTAAAAGGTACTTCAATTTTAACTCAAATAAACTAGACTACATTGCTAAACTACTCAAGGTAGGTGCCAAGATGGAAACAGGAGGGCTAGATTTATGGAAGGATATCGTATTTAGAAAGGACCAACAGGCACTTGACAAGATGGTGGAGTATTGCAAGATGGATGTTCAGGTATTAGAGTCAGTATTTGAGAAACTCAACAGCTATGCATTAGTAAATCACAACTATGCTGTGCAACATGGCGGTGATAAATACGAATGTGCTGAATGTGGAGGTACTAATCACCGGTACAATAAGAAAGTAGTCACAGCTGCAGGAACAGTGCACCATTGGCTCCAGTGCAGAGATTGTAAAAAGCACAATAAAGTAAACCACCTGGTATTCACTAAATATCAGGAGTATCTTTACACCCGTAAGAAAAACATTTCTTAAGATTATCCCCTTATAGCACCCATAAGTGCAGTAGTTTATCCCTTTTATTACCCATTATAATGTGATTGTCACGTTTTTTAATTAAAAAACTGGACATTTCACCACAATTCTACACTTATAATGTGAGTTCTTTATCTTAATTTTGTGGAAAATTAAATTTTTTTGTGCAAAATGTTTTGCAGTTATGAAACTTTTTATATCTTTGTCAGGTATTAACACTTAAAAATTATTTATGAAAACGGAAAACATTACAATTGAAAGAACAAAAAGCTACGGGCACTACCGAGTAACAGGTACTATTAATGGTACTGAGGTATCATGCATCACTACCGATAGTGAAGCATTTGATTACCTAAATGATGAAGATTACCCTGAGAAACAAGCAGAAGCTCAGGCACATTGTGAATTATTATTAACCCTAACATACCAAAACTTATGAAACAGTTTGAAAGAGCCCTTGACTTTATCAAGACCAACGAAAACAACGCAGCTTACCTTGCTTTATTCCTAGAGCAACTGCTTGTTGAAGCTACCGAGGAAATGACCCAAGTAGCATTAGATAACACTGAAGATTTTTTAGACATCCTAAACGTAAACAAATGAAAAAAGAACTATTTGATGTAGTAGCAAGTTTCGCTGTGGTCGTGGGTACCATGGTGGCAATGTATCACACTTTAATCTTTATGATATGCAAGTAAGTATAGAAAACAACAGAGCATACTTTGAATTTGATGAGGTCCATGGAAGCTGTGAGTTTAAGATCACTAACATTACCGATGAGGACTATGAGGTGGAGCTGAGTGAAATTAAAGCTACTCAGGTTATTGGTGAGGTGGAGCTTGACTATATCCTTACTGACATGCAACTTGACCAACTCAATGAGGAAATTATTTGGTGCATCCAGGAGACTACACTGATTGAAGATATGCAAAATTTAGAAGATGATTTTGATGAAGATGCGTGGAGGTATGATGCATAGAGATATATCAGAGATGGCGAGATGGTGGACCAAGCAGTCATTTGCAGGAGATAGGGGCGGCTCCTTTAATACCGCCCTATATTTAGAATACTTAAAATGTAAAAACTCATGTACAGATTACTCTACTATTATGAGTCAAAGCTCGCAGAGAGCTATGACTTCCCTACCAAAGCCTTGTGTCATTGGAAACTCAACCAATTCAGGGCAGCAGGTACTCACGTTTACGGACACTTTGTAATTGAAAAGGTATGCGAGCAGATAAGATACTAGAAATACTCTACCCATACATCCCTGCTCAAGTACTTGGCGACTATCTTGGATTGACTGTATCACAAGTGTACAATAGAACGTACAAAAGAGGTATTAAGAAAGACCCAAAGTTAAAGAAAGAGATTAACCGGGCTAAGGTTTTGAAGGCAGGTTATGCTACAAGGTTTGAGAAAGGCAATAAGCCATGGAATGAGGGCAAAAAGTGTCCTAATTTACTCCTGACCAATGCAGCTAAGACCATGTTTAAGCCTGGACAAAAGCCTCACAACACCAAAGAGGACAATGCCATGAGCATACGCAAAGATACAAGTGGTAGATTGTACTACTACAGTAAGCTTGCAGATAGTAAATGGGTGCTAACTCATAGATTGATATGGGAGCAGGCTAATGGACCCATCCCTGCTAAGCACATTGTACGGTTTATTGATGGCAACACGATGAACTTACAGCTATCCAACCTTGAGTGCATTCCAATGAGTGAGAATGCCAATCGTAACACACTACACAGGTTCCCTGATGACCTAAAAAAAGTAATCAGGCTTAAAGCTAAATTAAACAAACACATAAAAAACAAACAAAATGGCTAGAAATGGAATGAACGATCTACGTGATCACCTCTTTGCAGCACTCGAGAGATTAAATGATGATGAGCTAACACCTGAACAACTTGCTACTGAGGTAGAAAAGGCACAGGCAATATCTAACCTATCCAACTCTGTGATTAACAGTGCTAAGGCTGAGGTGGACTTTATGAAAGCTACCGGCATGATTGCTACTACAAGCAATTTATTCAAAGGAGTTAATGACCCTAAAAGATTAGAAGCATGAAATACGTGAAATACTACAGAATGTGGATTGAAGATAAAGTAAAGCCTGAGGGTGGATTTTGGTGCTACATGGGTACAGATGAGAAAAACTTTCTTTATCAGTTAAATTTTCCTTATGAAAAGAATTTTCAACCCGAGACCTTGGAGCAGTACCTGCAATGGGGCTATAGAATACAAGAGCTATGAAAGGAGAAATAGATGAGACAGTATTTGAGCTCACAAAGCTAGCTAATGAGGATCTAATGAATTTAATCCTGGAATACCAACTGAACACCCCGAGCAGAATTGAGTCAGTAACTTACAAGAGGTACTACATGTACAACTTTATGTACAATTACCGGCACATGACATACAGCATGATTGGCAAGTTTTTCAACCGTGACCACTCAACAGTGATACATGGGATGAAAGAGCACCAGTATTGGTACAATAGAAAAGATGAAAGATACCTCAAGTATATCCACCCATTGCCTGAGCTGATTAAACAAAAGCGTGACGATATAAACATCTTTGATGTCAGTGTTATGCCAATGTGTGACGAGGAAGCAAGGGTAACAATCACAGGAAACTACCCACCAAAGTTATTAACAAAATTCCAAGATAAGATGACTACATCCGAGATTGTATCTATCTTTGAGGACCATAATTTTTTAAGGGTTAATATGGGGGAGGGGGTCTAGGCTCCCTCTTTTTTGTGGCAGTGTGACGATGTGACGATACTCTTATATAGGGTCCTTAAAAAATACACCACTAAAAAAGTTTTCGTTTTGGAAAATTTACCGTCTTATCGTCACGCTTTGCCTGAAACCTAATACTGCATTAGTTTATATCCGTGACGATAAATAAAAATTATCGTCACAAATTGTCTTTTATCGTCTTTTTTAATACTTTTACAATATGTTTAACCCTAAAATTTCAGTCTTTCGCAGTTTATTTAACAGCAAAGAGACACCTTTCACACTCGAGGCAATAGAAGTGTACAATAGAATAAAGCAAGGAAACCCCGAGCTTATAGGTAAGATAAAGAAACTGCGAGCAGGGGATGCTGATAGCAAGATGCAGCTCATGGCTATCATGTTTAATGGTACATTCTCTGAACGCAAGGATGATGGACTCATTCAGCACAGCGGATTGTGTGTCCTGGACTTTGATAAGTATCCGGATGCACAGACCTTAAAAGCTGAACGCAAGAGGCTGATGGATTGCCCTTATGTGTACATGATGTTTACATCCCCTAGTGGAAATGGACTCAAGGTAGTTATCCGTACACCTGAAAGTGACAAGTTTGAACACAAGAGGAGGTTTGAAGCATACAAGGAGTACATCCAAAGTGATTATTTTGATGTTGCCAATAGCAATGTGTCAAGGGTATGCTTTGAGTCATATGATCCTGATGCATACCTCAATGAATTTTGTGATGTGTTCCCAGGTATCACCGATGACAAAGGCTACCACAAGTCTGAGAAGATTGCAGTGCTCCCCATTGCTAATGAAGACCGCATCATTGAGCTAATTTTGAAGTTTAACCATGGTAAGTTTGAAGGGGGCCGAAACAATTGGACCTTTAAGGTGGCATGCACTATGTGTGAGTATGGCGTGGATAAATATGCTGCTAAAAACTACCTGCTACAATATGCACAGGAGGACTTTACAGCCAATGAAATCAACTATACCGTAGAGAATGCATACAAGAGTAGCAATTTTAACACAAAATACTTTGAAGATACCTATACCGTTAACAAGGTAAAGGTTAAACTTAAAGAGGGGGTCAAAGATGAGGACATCCAAAAGCAGTTAGGGGTGAGTGGTAGTATCATTGAGTCAGTAAAAGAGGAGGTTCAGAACTCTGATGATGTGTTTTGGCAGGCTGATGGTAAGAAAATTACTATCGTACCCCATGACTATGCTATTTTCCTACACAAGCATGGCTTTGCTAAGTACTATCCGGAACGTAGCAACAAGCCTACATATGTGTACATTGAAGAGAACAAGGTATCTGAGAGCTCAGTAGAGCTGATAAAGGACTTTGTGCTCAAGTACTGCCTTGCTAAGGGTGAGCTGGATGTATATAACCACTGTGCTAAGAGTGCTCAGCTCTTCACTGAGTCACATCTTAACATGTTAGAGTCCATTGAGATGCGTATCCTACAGGACAGCAGGTATGTATCTTACATTCCATTCCTGAATGGCGTGGTGCAGGTAACTAAGGACAAGGTGGAGCTACTGAGCTACATTGATATTGATGGGTATATATGGAAAGAGCAGATTATTAAAAGAAACTTCACACCACTGAAGTCTTATGATAACAATTTTCAGGACTTTGTGCACAAGGTATCAGCCCAGGAGGAGCAACGTATCAAAGCAATGGAGTCAACACTTGGCTACCTCATCCACACATTCAAAGATAAGACTGACCAAAAGGCAATAATATTCAATGACCAAGAGATAGATGATAACCCCAACGGAGGGAGTGGTAAGTCACTCATGTTGACAGCCATCGGGAATATCCGCAAGATTATTAAGATAGATGGCAAGGCTTACAACCCATCTAAGAATGACTTTGTCTATCAAAGGGTGAACATGGACACACAGGTGCTAGCTTTTGATGATGTTAAAAAACACTTTGATTTTGAGCAGTTATTCTCACTGATCACTGAGGGTATACCGGTCAACAGAAAGAATAAGGATGAAATATATATCCCATTTGAGAGATCACCTAAGATAGTTATCACTACCAACTATGTGATTAGTGGAGCAGGTACATCCCATGATAGGAGAAGGCACGAAATAGAGTTCTTTCAGTACTTCAATAGCCAACGTAACCCACAGGATGAATACGGTAAGCTATTGTTTGATGAGTGGACACCAAGCGAATGGTCAAATTTTGATAACTACATGTTGAGTAACTTGCAGATGTACTTGCAGAATGGTCTACTTAGAAGTGTATCTATTAATGCGGATGCGAAGAGATTCATTCAAAATACCTGCAAGGAATTCTATGACTTTGTAATGGATGGGAATATAGCCATTGATGTAAGACACTACAACAAATCATGCACTGAGGCATTTCAAGCTGATACAAATGGCTTCAAGGACCTTGACTCAAGGAAGTTCATCAAATGGGTGCAGGTGTATGCACTATACAAGGGCTACAAGTTCACTAAGAACAAAGACCATCACGGTAGATATTTTGAATTAACTAAGGAAGATAACCTATAAGATGAAAAAAGAGTATAAAACGTTAATGCATGAGTTGAAAGTTAAACGCTATGCAATCACTCACCCGAATTACCCACCCGATTATATCCCAAAAACTATGTACAAAGACTCAACAGCAAACGGATTGACAAGAGCAATCTGCGACTACATTAATTACCATGGCTATCAGGCTGAAAGGATTAATACCATGGGAACAGCAAGAGAAAAAAAGACCACAGCCGGTAAGGTCATAGGTGTTACCTGGACAAAAGGCACAAGCACTGCAGGGAGTGCTGATATATCTGCTACCATTAAAGGACGTTCAGTTAAGATTGAGGTAAAGATAGGTAAGGATAGGCAGTCAGAGGCACAGAAGAGATACCAAGAGAACATTGAGAAAGCAGGTGGGACCTACTACATTGCTCGTAACTTTGATGATTTTGTAGATTTTTTTAATGATTTTGTATCAACGAATTAAATTATTTGTATATTTGTTAAAATTAATACCTTAAAAAATGGCAACAGTTAGAAAAACCCCTGAAGCTGAACAGGCAAAAACAGCATTAAATATCTACCAAAAGCTGCACCTAGCGAAGCAGTCAATGGGTAAGGTCATTAAGAATGCTACTAATCCCCATCTCAAGCGGAACTATGCAGATATTAACAGCATCATTGATACGGTGGAGCCTATTCTCCTGGATCATGGCCTGCTATTAATTCAGCCTGTGAAAGATGACAAGGTATATACTATAGTGGTGGATGTAGAGAATGGTGATAGGTTTGAGTCATTCATGACATTACCTCCCATCACAGATGCACAGAAGTTAGGAGGAGCTATCACATACTTCCGTAGATATACGCTAGTATCTTTGCTATCTCTGCAGGCAGTGGATGATGATGGCCATGAGGCAAGCAGAGCACCAAAGGCTAAGCCATCACTGGATGCTGAGAAGTTCGGTAAAGCATTAAAAGCTATTGCAGATGGAAGATACTCAGTAGATGAGCTGAAAGCTACCTATTCACTAACCAAAGAGCAGGAGGGGCAGTTATGAAATTCAGAGCATCACAATTAGGCAAGCTAATGACCTCCTCTAGGACTAAAGGGGAGGCATTAAGCCAAACAGCTAAGAGCTACATCATTCAAAAAGCTAAAGAGGACTTTTATGACTATAAAACTGAATTAACTAACAAGTATGTCATGAAAGGTATTCACCAAGAACAGGATTCAATTGACCTGCTAAATGCTGTGAGGTTTGAAAGCTATAAAAAGTACGAACATAGGGCAGAGAATGAGTGGTTAACCGGTAGCTGTGATATCATTACTGAGGACCTTATCATTGACATCAAGAGCTCATGGTCCTTAGAGACGTTCCCTGCTACTAGCTATGAGCTAAAGGATCTATCTGAGTATGAATGGCAGGGTAGAGCCTACATGTGGCTGTACGATAGGCCTAGATTTGAGCTGTGCTATGTGATGGTATCTACTGCAGATGATATTCTGAGTGATTATGATAGCTATGCTATTCACAAAGTAGATCATATAGATCCTGCTAAGAGAATCACATCAATCAGATTTGAGAGAGATAAGGAGCTGGAGATTCAGATGGCTGAGAAATTGATTGAGGCCACAAAGTTCTATAACGAAGTATTAACACAATTAAAAAATAAGTAAAATGACTAGAGAAGAATTCTATAATCAGGCAGTAATTAGTGCCATGCAGGGCCTATTGGCTGCATCAGGTAACTATAGTGATGGATTAATTGATAATCCGGTAGATCATACTACTAACGTAGCTATCCAATATGCTGAAGCATTAACATTAAAAGTTTATGGTGAGGAGATTGTATGGCCTAAAGAAAGAGTATACTAATGAACATAACACACGAACAGGATCCCATTCAACAGGAGGATACTATCCTGGTATCAGTGATGGCTAAGTACTATGAGAGGAGTAAAAGAGGGCAGGCTAAGTATGGTACTAACCTAGATAGAAAGGATGTAGATATCATTGGATGGCTTAACCATCTACAGGAGGAGCTGATGGATGCGACTCTATACATTGAGAAACTAAAGAAAGAGTTATCGGCTATTCAAGTAGCAATAGGTAAAGAAGTAAATTCACAAGAAAAAGATGGAATGGAGGATGTATTATGAACAGAGAAGAAATAAAAAAAGATATATCTATAAAAACAAGATTAAATATAATGACAATTGAGCAACTTAAAGTTATTGATTTTATAATTGATTATAGCTTTAAAGATAATGTCTATACCAATGGTACTATATTAGTTCCTTTATTTAGGGTGTTAGATGCTATTTCACAAGAAGGAAACCAATATCAAGAGAGTTGTTAACCTTTAAATCAGAATAAGATGAAGCAAACAGCATTTATAAAAGGTACAAATTATCAAATATGTGAAGATGGCACTTTATTAAATATACTAACAGGTAAATTAAAAAAGTGGTCAAAAGATTCAAATGGATATATGAGATGTACTATTTGGATTAATGGTAAATCAAAAACAATAAGTCAACATAGAATATTAGCTGAAAGTTTTATTGATAACCCTGAAAACAAATTACAAGTAAACCATAAAAATGGTATAAAGAATGACAATAAATTAGATAACTTAGAGTGGGCTACTCAGTCTGAAAATACATTGCATTCATTTGCTAATGGGTTACAACAGGTTACAAAGCCAAATATGATGAGTGTCATTGATAAAATATCAGGTACTTTATACGAAAGTATTTCAGAAGCATCAAGACAAACAGGATGGAGTGTAAGTCATCTAAGAAATATGTTGTTAAATAATAGAACTAATAAAACAAATTTAGAATTTTATGGAAAGCAATAAATCAGTTACAGCAGTAGAGTGGTTGGTTGGTAAGATACTAACAAAAGACGAAATATACGATGATTATGGAAATGTAATAGGCTATAAATTAATTAACACTTTTACAAGTTCAGAGGACTTTTCAAAGTATGTTGAACAA